GTCTGATAATGTTCTCAGCTTTTTATAAGTGTCCATGCTCAAGGCTATAGATTTATATTTATCCGTGTCCATGATTACTCCAAGTTAGCTGGATCAAATGATGTATCAGCTTGGTTAAGTTCCAATTCCTCTACACGGTGCATCCAGTAGTAGGTGCTTCCTTTTGGAAGTTTTCCAGAACCAGTTGCTTCAGCTTTGTAAGCACCAACTCTATATTTTTTTCCATCAGGTAAAGTTATTGTTCCTTTGAGGTCATAACTTTTTGGGTTTTCTTTATTGATGTTAGGAAATACTACTCCTAACGATTTACGTTCTTTAGTTTGATCATCCATTTTGGATAACTCCTTTAGTCTCTAGGTTTTTTTTGATTTGGTTAAACTTCTCTAAGAACAGTTGCCAAGCATAAGCATCTTGTTGCTTAACTTGTTGCATAAGTTCTTTGTTAGTTGATAACCATTCATTGTAAGCACCGAGATGAGAGACTTTATCAAGCTCGGTTAATGCGGCTGTAAGCTTCTGGTCCGATTGAACAATCGCTCCTGAAACTTCGTCAGCTGACGCAATATTGTCATTAGTTAAAGCTAGGAAAGCCAATGCACGTCCGACTGCGCTGGTTTCTGCTACCTCTAAGGCTGATGTTTGATTGATACGACTGGCTGCTCTATATTCCTCAGCTAGTCCAGTAGATACAAGCTTGTTGTCTATAAAGACTTGAGCTTTAACAATAACTCTTTTGTCATCCTGGTGTTCAATAGTTGATGCTATTGTTGCAGCAGATCCTAGATTTCTTCTGAAGATACCTACTCTTAATGCAACTGTTGCATAATCGTTGTTGTGTATTTTTATAGTTTGACCATTTAGATTTTTTTTAAAATCCGCAATAGTTCTGACTAATATATCATCTGACATATGTAATAACCTCCTATGATTAGTGTTGTGTAGTTGATGAGTTGCGGAGACATTATGTATTGCTCCAAATCTTTTTAGCTCTAGCCAGGTGTTTAGATCCAATATTCCAGTAGAATTGATGATCAAATCCAGGCTCAACATCTTTAGCTATTTCAGCTAAGATCATGTCAGGCTCTTCAAGATCTATATATCTAGCAAGCAATCGTTCTTTACGAATGCAGTTTCTAATTAGTTGTTCGTAATAATTATTTAGATTTTGTATTTCCAAGTCAGCACAATTTTTCTCAGTAAAAACCATGTGATCATCTGCAGTTAGATAAATAAGAAAAGGACTAATCCTATTTAATTTTCTTAGGCTGAAACAATAAAAAGCCAACTGCTGCAAATGATTAACTAACGGAGTAGATGGCAGTTTAGCCGAAGCAAAAGACCTAGTGCCATCCTTCTTTACTTTACCTGGTCGTTGCCAACTGGTTTTCAATTCACAGACCGAAAGGAACGGAGCATCGCTAGATATGAATTGCGATGACGCTGCAGCAGATCGCTCTGGTGCATTAAAATCTGTAAAGTGTACGTCAGTTCTACCAACAACTGGTAAAGAAAGTCTGTGATCAATATGATTGATGCTATCTTCTGCAACAACCTTTTCTGAATTTAATATTCCAATTTTTTCAAAAGCTAAAAAGCCTTGTTGAATTGTTTGAGGTATTGTTTCAAGGAAGTGTTCTTTTTTTTCTCTGTCTTTATCATTGACTGGAACATACTCCTTAAATTTATCCATTGCTTTTGCAATAGCCTCTTCTTTAGAAAGTTTTGTATTTTTATGTGGTGCAAGTTTTCTTTGATTAGGATTGAAGGACCAGATGTCATGTGAGTAATGCCATTGAACAGCATCGTTGACTGCAACACCAGCTGCCATGTTAGCGTTACCATCAAACTCTCTTCTTTGTTCTTGAGTAGAAAATAAATATCTAAAAGCATAAATACCTTCTGGCATTGAGCTTGAAGTGGGGGAGTGATGATTAATTTTTAGGAGTTCATTTAATTTTTGAAAACCGTCTAATTTTAATTCCTCTAAAGGATCTATAAGTTTTGTTTTTAATATCATGGAGCTGTGATACTCCGACAAAAACTTTTATTATATGTGAGGTTGGTTTGTTTGGTTTAGTTACTTACTTACTTGAGATCTTTTTCTTTTTGGAGTTTCGGCTGTTTCGTCAGTTTCCGCATCTTGGAACATCGTTTGTTTTAGCCAATTTATGATAGATGCTCTTTGATAAAGAATACAATTACCATCTTTTAAAAACATTGGACCTCTTAATTTTCCTTCATCTCGGCTACAAGTTCTTAGGTGTTCTAGCATTCCTTTATCTAATCCAAATTCTGTTTCGACTATTGCTGGTCTTATAAAACCTTTTAATTGTTGAGGTGTATAATCCTTAATTATCATGGTCTATTGATATAATCCTCATCATCAGGACCTGGATTGTCCATATTTTCTTTTAGTCTATCGTAAGCTCTTTCAATAATTTTAAGCTCTTTATCGTTTAAATCCGCTTTTATTTGCTTAACCTTATTTTGAATAGCATTTCTTCTTTCAAGTTTTGCTGGTCCATAAGCAGCTGTACTGATAACTGATTGTAATTCTTTATCTGCATCAATAAATGCTTTTAATTTTTGATGGTTCATTTGATCAACATAATCATCTACATCATCTGATAAGATTTCTTTTTCAGCTTTATCCTGAAGTACAGATTTCATTTGAACATTTTTAAAAATTTTTAATGCTTTAGTTTCTTGATTACGACTTGCAGTATAAATTTCATCGTAAGCTTTTTGAATTTCTTGTTTGATTGGATCAAAAACTTTTGAAGCATCCATCATTGCAACAACTGGTGCAACAAATGTTGGCTCAATACCTTCAATAACTTTCATTTGATCTTCAACAAAAGAAATTACATGATCAAAAGAATGCATATCTTCATCAGGTTCAATACCTTCTACATTAAATGCTAATGGATCTATTGTATGTAAATCAACCGTTCTACCATCTTTATTTTTTTTATAGATACCTATAAAATATCTATTTCTAATATCACTATTTGATAAATTTTTTAATTGAGTTCCAACTATAACCATTTGATCTTCCAAAACTATTGGCTCATTTGAATTATAATAAAATGCTACTTGATTATGTAAACTTGAATTTGGACTATCAATTCTTATTGCCTTAACATCTGGTCTATAAATTTCTCTTGGACATTCAATAGTACCTAAATCTTTTGCAGTTATTTCAGAAGGATAAATTGAAAGTCTATTCATCATTTGCATTTCATGTGTGTCAGTTGAACCCCACATCGGAATAGTTAATTCGTTAAATAAAATTTTTACTGGATCACAACCTAAAACTTTTGCATATCTAATTGCAGCTTCTCTTGTAATATCTAATTCTCCGTTAAGATGTCTGTAAAGAGTTGCTTGATCAACACCAGCTAATGTTGCTAAATCTTTTTTCTTAATTTCGTTTTCTGACATTAATCTTTGTAATAAATTTTTTGGTTCTACGATGTCATAAATTCCATAATTATTATTTTTATATAATCCTAAATTTAAAACTGTTTTATTTTTGCTAGGCTTATTTAATAAATGCATTAATGATCTTTGCCATTGATGATTAAATTGTGTAGATAAACTTAGACTTATTTTTGACGCTTGTTTGGCTGCAACAGAATAAACTAAATCTGATGGACCACTAATAATTCTAGTTACTATTTCTAAAGTTTTTAAGATTGAAGTTCTTTTAATATCTTTTTTATGAATTGGAGCTTTTAAACTTTTGTTATAATAAAATTTAAACTTAACAGTAGCTGCAACTACATCATTAAGTAATTTCATTTCTATTTCTGGAAGTTCTTTTACATCTACAAATGTTGAAACTAATGATCGTTCTGCATGACGATCTTTTAATTCTGGTACAAATATATTTGTAAGTTTCATGTATAGGTATTTATACACTTTTCGCGGATCTGCAAGTACATATTATGATTGTGCAAAACTTTTTGCTTGCATATCTATTCTCGTCAATTAATGGCTATTTATATGGTTAAAAAGGTCTATTTTAAAGGAGTTAAATTCTCTGGATATTCAAATTGGCATAGACAGCAGCATAATTGCTTAGGTTTTAGCGATATAGACCAGGTTTCGACTTGTAATGCTTGTTTAAAGCCGCTTTTTTTAGCAGAAACAGTATTCAATAATGGTCAAGGCTGGAATAAACCTCATAAAGTAACCAAGCAACTAGCCGAAATGGCTGGAATACCAGCATATATTGTTTGGTATAAATTGATTGGAGAAATGATGATGTTCATTCATGTCAAAAAGATAGCTCCAGATTATAAGGATGGCTACTCATCAGAACCAATAAAATTAGATCCTGAACAATGGCTTGAGTTCCTGGAGTATCAGCAAGTTAAGCATTATCCGTATTGCACCAAAAAAGAATTATTCGATAAAAAATTAAGAGAAGATATGAGAGCGAATAGGAGGAAAGCATTTGCGCCAATTTTATATAAGTGATCCTAAAATATTTGATCTTAAAATGTCAGCTTTTGATTTCAAATTATATTCTTATCTTTGCAAGAACTATGATCTTAAAAGACTAACTCCGTACGTTAGAATGATTGATTGTGCGGACCACATGATAGTTCCATTACCAAAAATAAAAGAAGCCATGCAACGCCTGGCGCTGTTGAATATAGATTACAAACCACTCATTACACATAATAATTTTACATACTTTGATATGCCAAGATACAAAGCTTTTCTTGAGAGCATAAGGTTTACCAAGAACTATTCCAATAAAGGTTTCAACAAAGTTAAGCAGAATATTTATACTTATCAAAATGGAAATTACTAATGTCAACTGAGTTACAAATACAAAGAGAAGTCTTTGCATTATCTAATATTATTAACTTGATAGACGAAGCTGCAAGAACTGAAAGATTTTTATCTGGTCCAAAACCGCCTATGGCTGCTAGTATGTATAATCTATTAGAGACAACCTATATGCAAGGAGACTGGGCTTACTACGAAAAGAAATTACTAAAGTTAAGAGCTACACCAAAACAAATCACAAGGTGGGAGTTTGCGATTGAATGCTTAACAAGTATTGAGCATGACATATCAGAAGATCCTATTCTTGATAGACAAATTATTTGGATGAAAGCACAACGTTTTAAGTGGACTATGATTGCTAAACACTTTGGTTTTACAAGACATCAGATTAAAAATAGATATGAGAAAGTCCTAAGTAAGTTGTGTAATAAAATTAAAATAAATAATAAAAAGTATTGCAAACTTAACAGAATATTGTACTTAATTTGATATTCTTAAAATCTTTTTAAATAAATAAACTCTCCTATAAAATAAATTAGAAAATAGTAACTTGGAAATCTATCCAGGTGTTGTATAATCATAACTATAGTGCTTGTACTTAAAACCGTACTAGAACGGATTTGATAAGTATAATTTTTTTTCTCTTTTTTTTTAATCCTAAAACCGTTTATGGCTGCAAGACACAAATACAGACTGCAATGTCAGACAATAAATAAACAGAATAAACTTCCTTGTAAGGCTTCTGGAATATTAATGAAGAATGGTAAGATTAGATGCAGAATGCACGGAGGCTGGAGTACTGGTCCTAAAACACCAGAAGGTAAAGCGAAAGCATTACTTAAT